ACGCACCATGCGCAGCCGGGCAGCCACGTTGTTGCGGGGTGGCGAGCTGAGGGTAGCACAAAAGCGCAACCCCACCAAGGCTGCGTGCGCATGGTGGGGTCACCGTCAGGACAAGGGGTGGGAGAAGACCCGACGTGGGGGCAAGGTAGCGCGCCACCGAAGCGACGTCAACAGCGCGCTTGTAAGCCTCTGTGTCTGTTTTAGAAAAAAGCCATCTATCCGATCGACAGATCAGAGTTATTTCTTCATGATTAGAGAGCAACTCAAAATCGCCCTCTAAGAGAACCCCCGTTGAAATATGAAAGAACTCTTCAACGGGGATTCTTATGTAGCTCCCCCGAAGGGGGAGCACCGAGCATGTCACATCATGCCGTCAAGCGCAAGGTGATGGCGTTCCTGCCTCCTGTCGCAATCTTCTGGACTTGCAGCCGCTCTTCTTGCACTAGCCTGTCCAGAATCTGATCGAGCCCCATTGCATCGAGGCGCTGGCAAGCCCGCAGAAGCGCCGACCGCTGGACCCATCCGTCGTTGTCGGCCAGCTTCCTGATGGCGTTCTCGACGTAGGCAATCCGGCCAGCCACGTCGTCCCATGACGGCGCCCGGTTGTCCCGCAGTGACCGAGCGATCGTCCACGCCGATGCCTCGACGATGTCAATTGCCACCTGGGCAACCTCGGCAGTCACAACCGGCCAAGCTGGCCACTCGCAGCGGAGAATGGCCAAACAAAGCGCCACGCGCGTGGCTTGCTCTGCACACCGACCGAGTAGAGCTGGAGGGACGTCGCCTTCCTCCGGGTCGCGCCGCCGGTCGTCGCAGGCTTCAGCGTAGGCCGCGAGCAAATCAGCCCCGCCGGCATCCTCGACCTCATCGGGGCGATACATCGTTAACGTGGCGCCCTGCGCACTGTCTCCCAGCTCAGGATGACCTCGGTACCATGCTTCGTGTGACTCTCTGCAGGCCTTGACGGCGCTCGCCACAACTGCAGGGACAGCGCTTGTCCCCGGTGCTGCCCGCTGTCGACGTGGCAACGTCGCCAGCCCCTCGCACCACAAGTGGCGTCCCATGAATCCATCGTCGACCGCCATTTGACCGATCGCGTCATGCAGCGCCGCCGGGGTCGACGAGCCAAAGATCGACAGGGCTGGCGCCGTGAGGATGCGGTCCTTTCCGCCCTTTGTGGCCGAGGTTGCAGCCACATAGGAGCCGGTTCCGATGGTCGCCAGCGTCAGGAGGAGCGCTCGCATATCCCGCTGATGGCCGGACCGCGCGTCAAAGAGGGCTTTCAGGCGGGGACCATACTCGTCGAGGACCAAAAGAAGCCCGACGCCGAGTCCGCAGGCCTCCTCGATGCGCCCGACCGTTGAGACGGTCGAGGACAGATCGTTGGCGCCGATCGCATGGGGCCACACCTCCCGCAGCACCTGGGCCAAAGCACCCTGCGGGCGCCCCTTGCCGCTGGCCGTGGGCGCAACGGCGCACACGATCTGCGAGCTCGTGGCGCGCTCATAGGTCCAGCGCCGCGCCGCCAGCGCCGCGCCGAGAGCCACCGTGGCGCCGACCGTCAGTCCAGGCTGAGGGTAGTCTGCGCCGGCCAACACCCATGCCGGGAAGGACTCGCAGAGCCCGCCAAGCGCCCGCAGGCGCTCAAGCAGCGCCCATTGCGCCCGGTCATCCGGCTCCGGCAGTCGGACGAATCTGCGGGGCTCCTGTTGCGCCTCTGGCTCGATGACGTCCGCCGACTCCTGCCCGGTAATTATAAGCCCAGACAGCGGGTCATCCACTTGCGTCGCCAGCATGTGCCCAACCGGCATCCCTTTCGGGTCTGGCTTTGTCGCCGCCTCGTGGGCTTTGTGCCGCAACTCCCGATCTGACCACGGCGGTTGACATCGCGCGTTGTATGCCCGCAGCACCTCCAGACACTCGGATTCCGACAAGTCAAAGCCGGTCACAAGCGCCCGAGCCAGCTTCATTGTTTGAGTGTGTCCGCCCGACCCGCTGATGGCAGGGCCAAAGACCGCCGCATAGGCGTGCGCTCGCTGAATCTTGCGGCTGTCGTCGAAGATTGACACCGGGAGGGTCTGCTGTCGAACGGCAATCGCTGTCGTCGCCCGCTTGTAAGAGCGCATCGCGTCCATGATCCACGCTGGGATCGGCGCCGGCTCGACGTCGCAGATCACCTCATAGGCGCCGCCGTCGGTGATGCTCCCAGGCCCCACGACGTAACCGCCGGTGCCGCGCGTGTCGACGTCGGAAAACCCAAGACACCGATCGGCCTTCTGAGTATTTCGCAACACGTCGTCGTCGTCGGTGTGGTCCGGCATGGCGTAGTAGTAGTGAAAGCCACCGCGCGGTGTCCGCACAACCAAAGTCGGGTCCATGCGTTCATGGATGGCGTGTCCAGCGTCGGCGCTGTCAATGTCGACGACGAAGACACCAGACGGGCGCCCGGTGAGCACGCCAACCGCGCATGACGGCGTGGGCGCAAAGAGCGTGCGAATCTTCGTCTCGTCAGTCGTGCCTCTTGTCGTCCACTCGCCAATGATCGGGCGCTTGTTTTTTCCGACGGGCAAGACAGCCCAGCCACGGGCCGCAAGGTGCAAGGCAAGGTCCGTTGACGTCATGTCAGACCTCCACCGCGCAATCGACATAGGTCGTCGTCACGCCAAGCAACAAGTCTCTGTCTGTCGTCGTCTGTCTTTCGTGATCAACGCCCCACACATCTCCATCAACTTCGATGTTTTCATAAAACCAGCTGACAAGACTAACAGACCAAATGGTCAGAATGCCTTTTCTTTCGCCAATCCTACAAATATGTAAAATGTCTCCATTGATAACCAAGTGATTTGCAACGCTGACGATTCTTTTGTCGTGATCTTCATCCCAAAGAATCCCAAAGCGATGGATTCGCGCTACTCCGTTGCAGATAACCGGCGCTTCACAGATCGTCATGGTCGGCGTCTCGCCAACGACGACAAAAAAAGGAGAAAGCTGCTTCATGTCGTTACCTCTGAGGCTTTCGGCCTGGGCTTCGAACGCCTTTCGAGCGCTCGCTGTCATGGTCTGCGGTACCACACCGCAGACTAAAAAGGGATGTCGTCCTCGCCCCAGTCCTGCTCTGTAGGTGGGTCGGTGATCTGATCGGTGTCGTCCCCAGGCTCCCGCGCGGGACCATGATGGAGGCGCGTGACTCGCGTCCACTCGCCGTCGATCTTCGTTTCGATGGCCACTATCGGCTTCATGTAGCCGGCGTCCAGCATGTCGATCGCATCCTCGCAAACCGCAGGCATGGGCGTGCCGACGTTGGCGCGCCACCAGGCTTCAGCCTTGCGATGCGCAAAGCCGTCATGCTCGACGCAAATCCACTCGCTTGCGATCTTCGTCGGTACGGTCGCACCGTCGTCGCTGGCAGGACTGTAGTAGTCGATACGCACCGACGGCGTCCCGCCGCCCTTCTTCACATGGACGGCCCAGCGTACCTCGCCGACGTCGTGGCGCTCCGCAGCGGTCGGCTTTCCGTCGATCGCGCCCGTCGACAACACGGGCAAGTTGCTTGGTTGTGCGTTGGCTTTCTTCTCAGGCGGCGGAAACTCGGCGTCACACTCTGAGCACACTCGTGCCGACGTCGGCTGTTCTGCGGTGCAGTTGGGACACGTCTTTGTGGGCGCTTCGCCGTCGCCTTTCTTGCTGGCCTTCTCCCGCACCTTGACGTCGTCCACCGGGCCATGCCGCGCGATGTTGCCGCCGTAGTCTAGGATCAGACAATCGCTTTTGCCCTCTGCCTTGCGCAGGCCTCTCCCGATCATCTGTTGATAGAGCGCCGTCGACTGCGTCGCCCGGACCAGCGCCAGCACGTCGACGCACGGCGCGTCAAAGCCGACGGTGAGCACGTCGCACGAGACGATGCACGGCAGTTCGCGCCGACGAAAGCGACCGATGACCGCTTGCCGCACCATCTGGTCGGTGTCGCCGACGATGACCGCAGACTCCACGCCACGCGCCCTTATTGCCTCGTCCAGGTGTCCCGCATGTGCCACGCCACAGGAAAAGACCAGCGCCGACGTGCGTCCGAGCCGCAAAGCATCGACGACGTCATCAGCAACACGCTCCGTCACTTCCGCAATATCCGCTGCCAACTCAAGGTCACGCGCGGCAAACTCGCCGAGGCGCGTTGGCACCGATGCCGTGTCGATCTGCACCGATGGCGCCCCGGTCACCAATGGCGAGAGCCATCCCTCACCAATGAGGCGCCCCACGTCGGCGCGGTACACGATCGACGTGAAAAGCGCCCCGTGCCCTTGCGTGAGGTATCCCTGTCCAAGCCTGTAGGGCGTCGCCGTGAGCCCCACGATGCGCAGAGCAGGATTGCGCTCACGCAAGCCCCGCACAAGGGTCTGATACTGTCCATCGCCGTCGGGAGGAATGAGGTGCGCCTCGTCGACGATGAGCACGTCGACCACGCCTAAATCTTTCGCCTTCTTTGCCACCGTCTGCACGCCGCAGACGGTGATTGCCGATGTGCCCCGCTTGCCGAGGGATGCAGACCAGACCGCGAGGGGAGCCGCCGGCCACACGGACCGCACCGCGCGGGCATCCTGGTCGATGAGCTCAGCCCGATGCATGGCTATCACAACGCGGCCGCCGCAATCCTCGACGACAAAGCGCGCAATCTCTCCGAGGATTAGAGACTTCCCGCCGCCCGTCGCCACCTCGACGAGAGGGTGTAACCCGCCTCGCTCCCAGTATCTGATCACCGCATCGATCGCTTCTCTTTGGTAGGGCCTGAGTTCCATGCTCGCACCCTAACGCGGTCCCGCATCGTGTCAAAACTTTTTATTGACACCCGGCCCGTTCTGTGTTTGTCTGCTCAAAACGGAGCACACATGCAGAAGAAAAGCCTGAAAGACGCGATCGATAGCCGATCGCCAAAGATTCTCGTCTACGGCGGTAGCGGCGTCGGCAAGACGACGTTGATTGCCTCGCTGCCGGGCAAGATCTTGATTCTGTCTGCTGAGTCTGGTCTGTTGCCGCTGGCCAGCGCCGACATTGATTGCGACGTAGTCGAGGTCAAGACGATGGACGATCTGCGCGCCGCCTATGCCGAGCTCCGCGCCGGCACCCACGGCTATGACTGGGTCGTCCTCGACAGCGTGAGCGAGATTGCCGAGGTGGTCCTGTCCGCCGAGAAGGCCAAGACCAAAGATCCACGGCAGGCCTACGGCGCACTTCAAGACGAAATGGTCAAGATCATGCGGTCATTCCGTGACCTCACGTGCGGCGTCTACTTTTCGGCCAAGTTGAACGCCACCAAGGACGAATCCACGGGCCGCGTGTCCTACGGGATCGGGATGCCCGGTGCCAAACTCGGTGAATCGATCCCGTACCTCTTCGACGAGGTGTTCCGCATGGTCGTCATCGACGAGGACGACGGCCATGGGGGCAAGGTTGCCTCGCGCTACCTCATGACGTCCACCGACGGCAAGAGCGTGGCGAAGGATCGCTCCGGTCGCCTCGATGTTTGGGAGCCAGCCGATCTTGGAGTCATCGTCGGCAAGATCAAGATCTGACAACGCCCGCCGGAGCGCATCCGGCCCAGCCTAGCGCAGGGGATAGGCGCCTGCATTCACACGACAGAGGTACACATGAGCAGCTGGGATAATGACGACGTGGACACTGGCAACCTGGGATTCGACGCTAACGAGGTAGAGGTCTCGTCGTTCGATCTCATTCCGCCGGGCCGCTACACGCTACAGTGTGAGCGGGCGATCGTGAAGCCGTCGCGCAACACTCCGACGACGACGCTTGCCGAGGTGACCGAGGTGATCGTCGGGCCGGCCCACGCCGGGCGGAAGATCTTTTCGCGCTACGTCGTGGCTCACGCCGACCCCAAGGTCATGGCGCGTGGTCGCGCCGACGTTGCCCGCATGATGCAGGCCTACGGGATCGGTGGTTCGTCTTTGACGCCGATGGTCGGTCGCACTTGCATCGGTGCCGTCGACACCGAGCCGGCGAAGGGCGACTATCCGGCAAAGGACAAGGTGAAGCGCCGCGAGCCCGACGCAGGTGCGCCAATCGCTCCGTCGCGTCCATCGCAGGCGAGCCCTGCTCGCCCTGCAGCGCCTTTCCTCGCCAGTCGAAAGGGATGACATCATGATCGTGTGGCAGAGACGAGACGGCACTTCGATTCACCTTGATGGGGAGAGGCTTCGCGGCCTTCGATTGTCGAGTGGATGGACACAAAAGAGTGTCGCAGTCGACATCGGCGTCACGGCGGCAGCCGTGAGCGCATGGGAGACGGAGGCGTGCTGTCCGTCTCTGCCTCAGATTGAGCGCATCCGCGCCGTATTCGGCGACGCCCTCGAGGAGTCCGGCGCCATCGTCGTCGAGACATGGATACAACGTGAGTCCCGATACCTCGACAAGCGCTACCGCGAGCGCATGGACGACCCCGATGCCGAGTGACCCCGTCGTCTTCTATGCGCCGGTCAAACTAGACGCATGGACGAACATGCGCGGCCACTGGCGCACGACCGAGAAACGCAAGGTCAAAGAGAAGCAGACGACGTCGTGGCTCCTGCGCAGCCGTGCGCTGCCGGACCTGCCCGTCGTCGTGACCTTCACGCGCATCTCACCGCGTGACCTCGACGACGACAACTTGCCGAGCGCCTTCAAGTACGTCCGCGACACCATCGCCGCGCACTACAAGACGCACGATGGGACCACCGCGCCGATCACCTGGCGCTACCAGCAACGCCGTGCGCGCGCCGACGAGACGGCGCGCTACGGATTCACCATCACGATTGAGACCCAACCATGACCACCATCTACCTCGACACCGAGACGGGGCCGTCGACACGCCCCGACGTGCTCACCCACTTCGCGGAGAAGTACCACGCGCTGCGCAGCCCCGAGGACGCCCAGAAGGCGGACAAGGCATACCGAGAGACGAGCCTGTCGGGCATCTTTGGCGAGCTCTGGGTCATCTCTTTTGCGCGCAACGACGGCGAGCCGATCACGCTTGTGCGCGACGACCGAGGCGAGCGCGACCTTCTGCAGCGCTTCGCTGATGAGATGTTTGGGCTCATCAGCGACGTGAAAGTCGCGCGTCGGCTCAAGATCGTGGCGCACAACGCTGAGTTCGATCGTGGCATGCTGAGATGCCGCGCCATTCGTCACGGCGTGCGTCTCCCGCCCGACATCCACGGCGAGCACGCGAAGCCCTGGGAGCGCGCCTGGTACTGCACCATGGATGCGCTCAAGAGCGGATGGAAAAGCGGCGTCAGCCTCGATGATGCGTGTCTGGCTTTTGAGATCCCGCTGCGCAAAGGCGACATCACCGGAAAGAACGTGTGGGATGCCATCTGCGCCGGTCGTCTTGCCGAGGTCGCCGAGTATTGCGCCGACGACGTGCGCCGCGTGCGCGCGGTCTACCAGCAGATCACGACGCTGTGGACGCTGCCGCCCGAGCCTGTCGACGAGGGCGCCGTGCGCCGCATCATGGCGCAGATGGGTGCGCCGAAGGGGGAGTCATGACCAAGCATACATTGCACCTCGGCGACTGCCTCGACGTGCTGCGCACGCTGCCCGACCACAGCGTCGACGCCGTCGTCACCGATCCGCCATACGGCCTCAGCTTCATGGGCAAGCGTTGGGACTACGACGTGCCCGCCGTCGAGGTGTGGGCCGAATGTTTGCGCTTGCTCAAGCCAGGCGGGCACTTGCTCGCCTTCGCCGGCACCCGCACGCAACACCGGATGGCCGTCCGCATTGAGGACGCGGGCTTTGAGATTCGCGACATGATCGCCTGGGTCTATGGGTCCGGATTCCCCAAATCGCTCGACGTGAGCAAGGCGATCGACAGCGCGGCGGGGGCGGTGAGGGAGGTAGTGGGGGTTCATGTGCAGTCACGTCAGGACCGAAAGCCTGGCAACTCACTGGAGGGCTCAAAGGACGCGTCCTTGGCATGGCAGCACGACATCACCGCCCCCGCCACCGACCTCGCCCGCCAATGGCAGGGCTGGGGCACGTCGCTGAAGCCGTCCCTCGAAACGGTTACTTTTGCCTCAAAGCCGTTCACAGACCAGCAGGAATGGGACACAATCGCATCGAACCTTGTTCGATTGGAGGCCCGGCTGTGGTTGCTGTCATTTGCGAGTGCTGCGGATCAAGCTTCGACGTCAAACCAAAAAGAGTTCGACGAGGTGTGCGCTATTGCTCGATGGACTGCCGACGACGTCACCAATACACGGGGCGCTTTGTGCGCTCAGATGGATATGTCGCGGTTCGCGTTGGCGACGAGTACCGCCTTGAGCATCGTGTCGTCATGGAGGCACACATTGATCGAAAGCTTGAAAGCTGGGAGCACGTCCACCACAGAAACGAGATCAAGCACGACAATCGACTTGAAAATCTTGAGGTTCTCACTGTCTCAAATCACGCCGGGCACCATCACAAAGGCATGCAGCCTTCCCGGTGGATTCAATGTCAATGCCTCCAATGCGGAAAGGCACTTCAGCGTCTCGCTGTCGTTGTTGCAAAGCATCCACGCACTTTCTGTGACCGCGCTTGCTATGTCGCTGGAAGCGGAAAACTCCCAGGCCGAGGCCGTCAAGCCAAACCTTGATCCGTGCATCATGGCCCGCAAGCCGCTGAGCGGCACCGTCGCCGAGACGGTGACGACGTGGGGCACCGGCGCGATCAATGTGGATGGGTGCAGGGTGGGGACGTCTAAGAGCGTGCCGTCATCGCCATCAACTGGCGGTCAGTGGTATGGCGACGGCGGTGAAGATGGCACTGAATCGGGCCACAACCCCAACATCGGCCGCTTCCCCGCCAACCTCATTCACGACGGCTCCGACGAGGTGGTGGGGCTGTTTCCGTCGGCAAACAGCAGCGGAACCTACAACCCAAAAGACAACGGTCCCGATCAGTCAAAATGGTCAACAAGTTTTGGCGGAAAAGGCACGCCGTCAACGATGTACGCAGACTCCGGCTCAGCCGCCCGCTTCTTCTACTGCGCCAAGGCGTCGAAAGCCGACCGCGACGAGGGATGCGAATCGTTGCCCATGCGCAGCGCTGTCGAGATGACCGACCGCGAGGAAGACAGCGACGGCCTCAACAGCCCACGTGCTGGTGCTGGGCGTGGCGAGGGCGCGCGCAACTTCCATCCGACCGTGAAACCCACCGACCTCATGCGCTACCTGTGCCGTCTCGTGACGCCGCCAGGTGGGACGGTGCTTGACCCGTTCATGGGGTCGGGCTCGACGGGGAGGGGCGCGCTTGAAGAGGGATTCAGATTTATCGGAATTGAACGTGACCCCGAGTATTTCA